GTTGGTTACCGCTGCTAAGCGACATCTACGATGGGGTTAATCTCGTCAACAAGGGGCTTAATCTCCCCGACACCACCTTCACGGTCAAACGTCGCGTTTCCAGCGAGTTGCCATTCACTGAGTGGCAGCTCAACGGAGCGGACGATCCTTGGAAGGACCCTCGGTTAACTCCGAAGGTGACCTCTACGGTGGACGTCAAATTTAGGTGTAGGGTTTCCGATCCTACGCTGGCGTTGTTGACATCTCTGGGCCTTGAGAATCCTCTCTATTTGGCCTGGGTGTCTGTACCTTACAGCTTCGTTCTCGACTGGCTCTCGCCAGTTTCGACGTGGCTTCAGGCACTCACTGCACCCCTCGGACTACAATTCGTCAACGGATATAGGACAATTCACATAGAAGGTGATTTGTCTCTAGAATGTGGCCCTTTCGGACTAGATCCTAGTGATCACCGAATTGTCGGCGGAACAGACAGAGCGAAAGCTTTGATCTCCTTCGTCGAAGTGGAGAGGACGCTCTACTCGAGCTTTCCTACGCCACAGGTTTACTTCCGTTTACCGTTCACAATCAAGAACTCGCAACGCGTAGTGTCAACTATCGCACTGCTTCATTCACAACGCAAAGGGTAATCATGCCTCAGCTTCAAAACCTCGTCATCGCAGATGGCGAGACTACGCCCGTCACCCACACCTTCGTTCCCCGGGACATCGTCTCCGGGGTCGGAACTGTTGTGGAGGCCGGCGCCACCCCTATTGGGGAGAACCGCATTACCGTCTCAATGAAGAAGGCGGGCACGCGGTACAAGGGTGAACTACGGATCACAATGCCCGTAGTCGCTACTGAGACCATCAACGGTGTCAGTCGCCCGACGATCGTCAGGACAGCATATGGTTCGCTGTCCGTGTCGTTCGACGAGAAGAGCACCACGCAGGAACGCAAGAACCTCGTGACGCTTATCGCTTCGGCACTCAATCCGAATCGAGTTCTCGTCAACGACGCTCTGGTTAACCTCCAGGGCGTGTACTGAGGTCCACACGTGTGGATTCTCACGTACATCTACGTCATTGGTGTTGCCGCCTGCTTCTTGTGGGTGGCGTACCTCCTTTTTCGTGGGTTTCGACGGATAGTCCGTCGGATCTGCGGGGGATACAATGTACGTAGTACCCGCGCGCAATGGTGCGCGCGGCGTCGGTCTTAAAACTCCCGAAAGGAGACCCTCTCGTGAGACAAAAGTCCTCGAGAACGCGGAAGAACACACTAGTGTCTTTCGACATCCCCACCGATCGTTACACGATTTTTATGCAGTTGCTGCGCGAGCAGCTACGGAACGAGGGAACCTTTAAAGCGAATTATTTGCTTGACAAGGTTGAATCCAAGATCCAAGACGGCCCTTCGGCCGTAACTGACGTGGAACGACGCGATAAGGCCATTAACAAGTGGCTGGTTCGCGAGGAACTTAATAGGGCTACGAATATTCGGCTAATGTTTGCGGACGAAACAGATCACCTCTTTCTGAACGATCGAGGGTTCTCTGTCAACGCCCGTGACATTATCGAATGGTGCCGTAACCAACTTTCTCGCCTTCTGGGCGAGGAGGTCCCTTGGGACGAGCTAAGAGGCTCGTTCTCGGGGGGTGCTTCCACATCGATAAGACGTGGGGTAGGCAACGTGCCTAGAAAGTACCAGGAAGGGCAAGACGTCACGGCCGATGCGTATTGGCATTGGTTACGCTTGACTGTATCAACGGTTGGGCTTCCTAGAGATCTCGAATTGGTCGAAGGGAACGTGATGTTTACTGTTCCGAAAACGTCCGAGATAGACCGGGTTGCATGTAAAGAACCCGATCTTAATATGTATTGTCAGAAAGCAGTCGGCGATTATTTCCGTCGAAAGCTTATGGCCGTAGGGATAAACCTGAATGATCAGAAGATCAATCAGGACCTTGCCCGAGAAGGGAGCATAAATGGCGAGTTAGCCACTATTGACCTTTCTTCTGCAAGTGACTCCGTGACAAAACAGTTAGTCATAGAGTTATTGCCCTTCGAGTGGTCCTCACTGTTACTTGATCTCAGGTCGCCCACCACGTTGGTGGACGGCGTATCTCATGAGAATGAGATGATCTCGTCAATGGGAAATGCGTTTACGTTCGAGCTGGAATCCTTGTTGTTTTGGGTTCTGACTAGGGCGTGCGCCTGGTTCACAAATACACGTGGACGTGTCTCTGTTTATGGCGACGACATCATCTGCCCAGTAGGGTTGTGTGATGCATTGGAAGAGACCTTTACGTTCTTCGGGTTCACGTTGAACCGCGATAAGAGCTTTTGGTCCGGACAGTTCAGAGAATCGTGCGGAAAGCACTGGTTTAATGGATTGGACGTCACTCCTTTCTTTGTTAAGCGTACGCCGCGAACCATTCCTGATTGGTGTCACCTCCTCAATTCGTTGAGGAGATGGGCCGATGTCGGTGGGATTTGTGACCCCGCCTACTATGACCTGTGGGCGTTGTTTGCAGAACTTATCCCTCGTCCCCTCTGGGGGGCACAGGATATGTCGCGCATAGACGCTCTGTGTGCACCTTATGTCAGGTGTCTTGCTCGCGTGAAGCCCCGAAGGGTATTGCGTAAGCAGGTGGAGGCCGAACGGCTGCTGCTGGATCAACGCGTCCGCGACCAGCAGTTCTACACGCGCTCCTTGATCGAGTCCAATATCGACGCGCTGATGACGACCGACCCCCGCGGAATCATCACGGACGTCAA